GTTGGAACGCACGCGATGCGCTTGCCAACATGGCCCCCACGGATGCCGTCACGTTAGACAATTTGTTCCCCGGCGTCAGCAGCGTGACGTTGCGCGGTGGCTACGACAAACACGCCACGGGCATGACCGGCCAGATTGAAACGCTGATGACCTACAGCGCAGGCACGACAGACAAACTGTTTGCCATCGTAGGCGGGAGCATCTTTGACGTTACATCAGCAGGCCCGGTGGGTGCCGCAGTCGTAACGGGGCTGTCTAACAGCCGCTGGGAATACACCAACATCACAACCGCTGGCGGCAGTTATTTGTACGCCGCAAACGGTGTGGATAAGCCGCTGCTGTATAACGGGTCATCGTGGACGGCCATTGACGGCGTATCAACGCCCGCGATCACAGGCGTCACCACCACCACGCTTACCTCGCCCACCCTGTTCAAAAACAGGATGTGGTTTATCCAAAAGGACACGTTGAAAGCATGGTATTTGCCGACAGCATCTGTTGGCGGTGCTGCCAACGCGCTTGACCTGTCATCGGTCGCGCACTTGGGCGGCAGCATTGTGTCTATGGCGTCGTGGACGATTGACGCAGGTTATGGCGTTGACGACAACCTTGTTTTTGTCACCGATCAGGGCGAGGTCATCGTTTATCGCGGAACCGACCCCTCTAGCGCCTCCACATGGGCGCTAATCGGCGTTTGGATCATCGGCGCGCCTATCTCCAAGCGTTGTTTGCTGAAATACGGCGGTGATTTGCTGGTTTTGACGCTGGATGGCCTGATTCCGATGGCATCGGCGCTGCAATCGTCACGCCTTGACCCCAACGTGGCGCTGTCGGACAAGATTCAAGGTGCGTTTGCACTAGCCGCCAAGACGTACAAGAACAACTTTGGCTGGGGGATGTTGTATCACCCGCTAAACAACGCTCTGATTGTCAACATTCCCATTGCGTCAAACTCGCAAGTGCAGTTTGTGATGAACAACATCACGAAAGCGTGGTGTCGGTTCACAGGCTGGTACGCAAACTGCTGGTCATCGCTTAACGATGAGCCGTATTACGGTTCGGATGGTTACGTTGCAAAGGCTTGGACGACCGGAACCGGATCGGCGGGCTACAACGACAACGGTCAGGCCATCAATAGCAAGGCGCTACAGGCGTTCAACTACTTTGACACCCGTGGCGTCATCAAATATTTCACCCGTGGCCGCACAACCACCTACTCCAACGGTCAGCCGACCATTGGCGTGGGTATTGCGGTGGATTTCCAGACCGATGACTTCCTTGGTGCGTTGTCGTTTGTCGGCACCAACTATGGTTTGTGGGACGTTGGTCTATGGGATCAGGCCATTTGGGGCAGCAACACGATTGCGAGCAACACGGTCGTAGGTTTGAGCGGTATCGGTTATTGCGGCGGCATCATTTTCAACAGCAGCAGCAAGAACGTATCGCTTGAGTGGGCATCAACCGATGTGGTGTATCAACTCGGATGGGCTGGAATATAGTCAGCGGCCCCCATGTGGGCCATTGGGTGATGTCACGCACAGACGGGGCGTATAACCCCGACCGCTCTGTTGCCATTGGGTTAGAGCGAGACGGCGAACTTGTCGCCGGTACGGTTTACGAAATGTGGAACGGCAGATCGGTCGTTTGCCACATCACTTGGGATCAAATCACACCGGCATACCTAGCCGCTGTGTACGACTATCCCTACAACGTCGCAAATGTTGATAAGATAATAGGGCCGATTTCCAGCAACCATACCCGGGCGCTGAAACTGGTCACGAAAATGGGGTTTTCGGAGGAAGCGCGAATCAAAGATGGCGCACCTGACGGAGACATTGTTTTTATGACGCAGACACCAGACAGGTGTCGTTTCTTGGAGCCGAGGTATGGGCAAAAAATCACCAGCACCGCCGCCAGCGCCTGATTACACCACCCTAGCCATCAAGCAGGGTGAGGCGAACTTGGCCGCTGCCAAGCAGTCGGCTTATATGTCCAATCCCAACATTGATGCCCCAACGGGGTCGCAAAGGGTTACCTGGACAAAAACCCCAACGGTGGACACCGACGCTTACAACAAGGCGTTGCAGGGTTATCAGGATCGCATTGCCCAATACGGCCCCGAGTATGCGGGCGAGGCTCCAAGCCAAGATCAGTTCACGACGTTTATTGAACAGCCGACTGTCACGCAAACCATTGATCCCAATGCGTTGGCGGCACTTCGCGCTCAAGAATTAGCGCAACGGCGTATGTCAGAGGCCGCCGCTGGCGCGGCTGCGGGGCTTGGCAACCTCGGCATCGCATCAGCGTTTGACGCCCGCAATTTGCCAAGCCTTGGTTACGACATCGGCTCATCGGGTGCAATTCAAGGCGCACCGCAAGGCATTTACGCACCGCTCGCTGGATATGGTCAGGAAGCGTTGCCGGGTCAGGTCACCGCAGGCCAGCAGGCAACGGTTAACCTTCCGGTGCAAGGCGCAAGCACCGCACAGAACCAGTTTTTTGGCTTGGCGCAGGGTGGCCCCGCTGCACCGACTAACCTCGGTACGTTTGACGCCGGTCAATTCACCTCGCAAGCCGCGCCAAGTGGGCAAGCGTTTGGAACCGCACAAGGCGGCCCGTCAGGTGGTTTGTACGGCATGGCAGGCGCTGGCCCGCAGGGATTGAACCTGCAAGGGCTTGACTTGTCAGGCATCGGCGGTGTGGCCGGTGGCCCCGCACAAGGCCAATTTGGCTACGCACAGCAGTTTGTAGGCGGCCCGCAGTTACAGAGCCAGATTGATATTGCCAACTTGCCGCAGGGGCCAGTAAACGCTGGCATGACGGCGCAGACGGCATTGCTGTCGCGTTTGTCACCGCAGTTGCAGGGTGAGCGTCAGCAACTCCAGACGCAATTAATCAACCAAGGTCTGCGACCGGGTGGCGAGGCGTACAACTCGGCTATGTCGGCGCAAATGCAGAAGGAAAACGACCTTCTGTTGCAAGCCGCAGCGCAGGGCATCAGCCTTGATCAAGCCGCTCGCCAGCAGGCATTTGGTGAGCAGCAATCCCGCGCTATGTTCGCCAACCAAGCCGCATTGTCAGGTTTTGGCGCAGGCATGGAGCAGGCGCAGCTTTACAACACGGGCTTGGGGCAAAACCTTCAGCAGTCGCTGGCAACGCAGGCCGCGCAAAACCAAGCGCAGCAGCAAGCCTTCCAGCAGCGTTTGCAGGCGGGTGAGTTTGGCCGAGAGGCGCAATTAGCGTCGTTCGGTACGCAACAGCAGGCGCAAGAAGCCGCTAACCAAGCCATCGCGCAGAACTTTGCACAGGGTCAAGCCGCACAGCAGATGCAAAATCAGGCCATCGGCCAGAATTTTGAGCAAGCGTTGGCGGCACAACAGGCGCAAAACGCAGCCCTCGGTCAGAACTATCAGCAAGCCCTTGGTGCGGCTGGGTTCAACCGTGAAGGGTTGATGCAGCAGTTTGGCATGGGTCAGTCAGCGCAAGAACTTGCTAATCAGGCGTTGGCGCAGAACTACCAGACGACGTTTGACCAAGCGCGACTGCAAAACGAAGCGTTGCAACAGATTTTTCAGCAAGGCGCTACGCAGCAGCAGATGTACAACCAAGCCGCTGCACAAAATTTCCAGCAGCAGGTCGCCGCGCAGCAAGCAAACCTTGCTCGTCAGGCGCAGCAGGTTGGTCAGGCGCAAGGAGCCGCAGGGTTCTACAACGAAGCGCAGGCACAGGCTTACCAGCAAGAGTTGGCGCGTCAGGCTGCCGCAAACGCCGCACAACAGCAGCAGTTCCAGCAGAACATCGCCCAACAGCAGTTCCGCAACACCGCGATCCAGCAGGCACTTGCCCAGCAGGCCGCCATTCGCAGCATCCCGGTCAACGAGATCAGCGCGTTGTTATCAGGCGGTCAGGTCAACGTGCCGCAGTTCCAAGGCTACAGCGGCGTCACCGTGGCCCCTGCTCCGATATTCCAAGCGGGTCAGGCAGCGGGCGATTTCGCACAACGCAATTACCAGAACCAAGTTGGCTCGTACAACGCTGGTATGGGAATGTTAGGCAGCCTTGCTGGAGCGGTCGGTACGGCAGCAGGCGGCCCGCTCGGCGTAGCGGGATTGTTTACGTCAGATCGTCGGTTGAAGTCCAACATCGTGCGCGTCGGCACTCACCCGCTTGGCATTGGCGTATACGAATACGACATCAACGGCGAGCGTCAACGCGGCGTCATGGCAGACGAGGTTGAAACGGTGCTACCGGAGGCGGTCGTAACCCGTTCCGATGGCTACAAGATGGTCAACTACGGGTTACTTTGAGGACACCACATGAACGGATTTACCCCTGACCGAAAGCCGCAGCAAATGGCGCGTATGCTGGCAATGCAGGAGCGGAATCTGTCGCTCAACAGCCCCGGCAACAATATGCGGAACGTCCCGCAGCCTAACCTGATGTACTCGGGCGCTACGCCTAACACCAACCCCGGTGTGCCGCCGCAGGCCATGAACTTTAACGGCCCGCCGCAGGCAATGCAGGGTGGTCGTCCGATGGGTTACGGGCCGCCCGTTCGCAGCATGGGCCAGCCGCAGATGGGGCCGCCTCGCTCACCGCAAGTGGGCGGCATGATGCAGCGCCCGCGTATGCCCGCTCCCGCAGGTATGACAACGCCGCAGGGAGGCTCATACAGAGGGGACTTTGAAAATGGCTAAAACAGTACGATATGTCCCAACCTTTCGCGCACCAAGCGAGTACGAGCGTCAAGTAGAAGAAGCCCGTCGCCGTGCTGCCTTGGCTGAAGCTCTTGCACAGCAACAGTACGAGCCGATGGAAGGCAACGCAGCGCCGATCCCCAAGGCTGCGCCGCTTGTGAAGGCATTGCAGGGCTATTTAACTGCTCGCGAAGGCCGCAAAGCGCAAGAAGCAGCCGAGGAAGCCAAGGGCATGGAGGCTGATTACGCACAACGTATGCTTGGGCGTATGCAGGGCGGGTATACCTACCAACCTGATGCTGAACTAGAAACGCAAATGGCGAAGCGTCCAGAGGAGACGCTAGATCAGTACACCCAGCGTATGCAGGCCACGCCGTTTGTGGGTCGCGCCGCTCCTATCCCCGAGCAGACCGAATTGGGCGAGGTTACGCGCCAATCGCAGTATCGCCGCGCACCGGAAGAAGTGTTGGGCATGGCGTCCACAAGCCTTGGCACGGCTGCATTAAAGGATCGTCCTGTTATGGCGCAGCGCCTTGCGCAAATGCTTGAGACGCCAAAAGAGGCAGAGTACGGCACTACGCCGCAGTTTGATTCAGAAGGCCGCGCATTTGTAGTCAACAAAGCGGGCAATATTCGTTATTTGGATGGCGTTTCAAAAGCGCCTGAAACTACCGAATTACAACGCAATTATGAATACGCAAAAGGCCAAGGATATACAGGGTCTTTTGATGATTTCCGAAAGTCCGGCATTGCTCGCACAACAGTAGATGTCAAATACGGCGCTCCTGTATCAGGCGTGGATGCAAGCGGTAATCCTGTGTTCTTCCAGCCAAACCCAACTGGTGGGCCGCCGTCCATCATTGAAGGCGTGCGCCCAGAAGGCAAAGGCCCGACCGAATCACAATCAACGGCGCGACTTTATGTAGAGCGCATGGCTGAATCAGAACCGGTGTTTGAAGGGTTAACGCCTCCAAGTTACGGATCGCGGGCAAAAGAGGGATTGCCGGGAGGAGTTGGCAACGTAATGCTAACGCCCGAATCGCGGCAATGGTTCCAAGCAGAACGCAACTTTATCAACGCTGTTTTGCGTAAAGAATCAGGCGCGGTTATTAGCGATTCAGAATTTGATAACGCTCGGAAACAATACATTCCGCAGCCGGGTGATGATCCGCAAACCAAAGAGCAAAAGCGACGCAATCGCCAAACCGCAATCCGCGAAATTGGCGGTGCTGCGGGGCCGGGATATAAGCCGCCAGCGTTTGGCAATTCACCAATCATTGATTTGCCGCCTCGGAGATAACCAATGCCGACATACCGCATTGATGGCGAGTTGTACGAAGCCGCCAACCCTGATGAGGCATACGCCAAGCATGACCGCGCAATGGTTACCAAAATGGCGATGCGTGAAGGCGCACAGTTATCGCCCGTTGCTCAAGGTGCATTGACTGCCGCGCAAGGCGCGACGTTTAACTTTGCCGATGAGATGGCGGGGTTAGTAAACCCGCGATACCGCGATGTAGTGCGTGGCGCTACGCAAGAGTTTGCACAACAGAACCCCATGAGCGCGGCTGGGCTTGAGTTGGCGGGCGGTCTTGCGACGGCTCCGTTTACCGGCCCGCTTTCGTTGGGTCGTGGCATAACCACTACAGGCAAAATTTTACGCACCGGCGGCGATATTGCCGCGCAAAGTGCATTGGCAGGTGCAGGCGCAGCCGATGAAGGTGACCGATTGTCAGGCGCGGCGCAGGGCGCGGCGATCGGCACGGTATTAGGCGGTGGCGCAAACGTCGCTGGCCGTGCAATTCGTAGCGGCATCATTACGCCCGCTATGTCTCGTTTGCCAGAAGGCGGCTTTGGAATCATGCGCGGCGCTGAAGTTCAAACGCCCGAAACTTTTGCGGGTTATAACGTGCGTCCTGATTACGCCCGCGAACGCCTCGCAGAATTGCTTGAGCGTGACGCACAGGCCCGAATCATGACGGGCGTGGAACCGGGGCAAGAGGCTGTGATGGGCGCGAGGCGATTGCGTAAACTCGGCCCAGAAGCGCCCATTGCATCTACTGGCAGCAACACGCTTGCCGAGATAGATATGCTTGCCAATCTGTCGGGGTCAGCGGGTCGTAAATTGGAAATGCAACAACGTCGCGTAGCGGAAAAACGCGGCGGCGCTATTACTAAAACTGCGGAACTTGCTACGGGCGTTATGCAATCCGCAGATGACGAGTTAGTTAATCTTGCTAAACGGCAAGCAGACGCTGCTGGGCCGCTATACGACAAATTACGAACAGTTACATTTCCGATTGATGAGGAATTGCAAAGCATCCTTGGGCGTGCGCGACTTGACCTTGGCGCAGCACAGCGCACGGCTACCCGACGCGGTGAACCACAAGTTGCGTTGCGTCAGTTAAAGCAAGGCGATCAGTTGCCGTTTGCCGCTGCTGATCAGTTAAAGCGCACTTTGTGGGATAAAGCAAAAGCAGCAAAGCGTGCTGATAAAAATAATGAAGCTGCTGACCTTGACCGTTTGCGATTGGATTTGGTCAAGAAACTAGACTCGTTGTCACCTGATTACGCCAAAGCCCGCGAAACATTTGCAGGGTTTGGAGAGTTAGAAACAGCGGTTGAGTTAGGACAAGATTCTTTGTTAGAAACGGCAGAGTCGTTGTCTAAATTAACCAAGGAAATGACGCCATCCGAGTTGGAAGCGTTCCGCGTTGGCGCGGTGGATTCGCTACGTCAGGTCGCGGGTTCGCAGCCAGGGCAGACGCGCTTGCTGAATATGTACAAGGAGCCAGAGCTTAAAGGCAAGCTCCGAGCCATATTCGGCAACGATTTCCGTGAATTCCAGCGCATGATTTTGTCGCAGGAAGAACTAAAGAAATTGGAGCGTGTGGGCGGCGGTTCCCAGACGTTTAAGCGTTTGGCGCAAGCACAAGATCAAAAAGACACATTTGATTTAGTGCAAGCATCGCAAGCGGCAACTAACCCTGTTGGTTTTGTTCAAGGATTGCAGCAAAAAGCCACGCAATACGGGATGCCAGAACAGCAACGCAATAAACTAGCGCGGCTGCTGATGTTGCGCGATCAACCCGCACAAGATGAGTTGCGAAATATGCAGGAATATATGCGCCGCCGTGCGATGGGGCAGGCGCTGGGTCGGCAAACGTCAGGCCGTATCGGCGCGTTTGGCGCAGGTCAGGAATAGGAGATAAGCAATGAGCTTTAACGGCAGCGGCGTATTTGTCATCAATTCGGCAGGCCAGCCGGTCGTTGCCAACACGGTTATCTCGTCAACCGTTTTCAACGCTCTGACGGCTGACCTTGCCACCGGCTTGACCAACTGCATCACCAAGGACGGTCAATCCACGCCCACGGCTAACATCCCGATGGGCAGCAACAAGATCACGGGCCTTGCGGTGGGTACGCTGGCGTCCGACGCCGCTAACCTCTCACAAGTACAGTCCACCTCGGTCAAACTCATTACGGTCAGCGGTGCAGATACCGTTACCGGCACGCTCTCGCCTGTCCTTGCGGCGTATGAAGCAGGCCAGATGTTCTATTGGGTCGCCGCTGGCACCAATACCGGCGCTGTCACGCTCAACATCAACAGCCTTGGCGCAAAAGCAGTCACGCGAGACGGCAGCACGGCGCTGATTGCGGGCGACATCCAATCTGGCGAAATCGTGATGGTCGTCTACGACGGCACGCGATTCCAAATGATCAACGCCGCCAACTCGTTCGGCAACACAACGATCAACGGCACCCTGACGGTTACCGGCAACACGACGTTGCAGGCTAACGTCAGCATCGGTTCTACGTTGGTGGTGGGCGGTACGTTGGCGGTGGTCGGACGATCCGACCTGCCGATTGTATCTACCGCCTCCATGAACGCAGCGGTGGCAGCGGTTACCGACCTGCGTGCTACTAGCGCCTCTATTACCTCCGCAAACGTCGGCACGGCGGTTATCTCCACAGGTACGGTGACTAACCTCACCGCTACCAGCGCCTCTGTGGCGTCGGTTAATGCGGGCGTGGCGCTGCTGACGACGGCGACAATTACCGACCTGTCGGCTACCAGCGCATCTATCGCATCGGCCAACCTGACCAACGCCAACATCACCAACCTTACGCTTTCGGGCGTGTCGGTGGCGTCGGCGAACTTTGGCATCGCCAATGTCACGGACTTGCGTGCAGCGGGAGCCTCGGTCACCTCTGCCAATGTCGGCACAGCGGTCATTACGACCCTGACAGCCACGGGAGCCTCGGTTGCATCGGCTAACGTCGGCACCGCAGCGGTTACCCAATTGGATGCTACGGGCGCATCGGTCGCCTCCATCAACGCGGGTGTGGCGTTAATTACCACCGGCACGGTTACCAACCTCACATCCACTAGCGCCAGCATTGCCTCGGCTAACCTTGGCACGGCCAACATTACGGCGCTGACGCTGACGGGTGTATCGGTCGCCTCGGCTAATGTTGGAGTCGCCAACATCACCGACCTGCGAGCGGCAGGCGCGTCGGTAACGTCGGCCAACGTCGGCACGGCTGTTATCACCACGCTTACCGCCACAGGGGCGTCTATCGCCTCTGCTAATGCGGGTCGGTTGGATGTCACGGCAGCCTCGGCAGCGTCCATCAACGGTGCGGTGGCGCTCTTTACGACCGGCACGGTGACCAACCTCACCTCTACGTCGGCCAGCATCGCCTCTGCCAACCTCGGTAACGCACAGGTCACCGGAGCGAGCATCGCATCGGCCAATGTCGCGGCATTGACGGCAACGGGGGCGAGTATCGCGTCGGCCAATATCGGCACGGCGGTGATTAGCACGATTGCCTCGGTATCCATCGGCTCGGCCAACATCGGTACAGCGGCAGTTTCCACGCTAACCGCAACCAACGCATCTATCGCCTCGGCAAACGTGGCAGCGATGCGTTTTATCGGCGCATCCTCGGGATACGTCGGCTTTATCGCTCAAACATCAGCAGGTTCCGCGACGTATACTTGGCCTAACGCAGATGGCATCGCGGGTTATGTTTTGAGAACAGATGGCTCGGGCGTTT